TTGAGATGTGGGGAGAATCATGCCCAATCCTAGCAGAAGTGCGTACATGGTTTAAAGATCCAAGTTTAGAAGAAATGGGTCGTAAGTACTGGAAAAAGAAATCATACTTATTCCAAGGATTTGTACGCGAGAATCCTTTGAAAGATGACAAGACACCAGAAAATCCAATTCGTCGTTTCATCATCAGTCCACAAATCTTTAACTTGGTTAAATCAGCATTGATGGATCCAGAGTTAGAAAACTTGCCAACTGACTATGCAGGTGGGTTAGACTTTACAGCAACTAAAACAAGTAAAGGTGGTTATGCTGACTACAGTACTAGTAAATGGTCACGTAAAGAATCTGCTTTAACGCAAGACGAAGCTGAAGCAATTGAGAAGTTTGGTTTATATAACCTTGCTGACTTCTTGCCTAAACGTCCTAACGAAGCAGAGCTTAAAATCATGAAAGAAATGTTTGAAGCATCAGTTGACGGACAACCGTATGATGAAGAACGTTGGGGCGCATACTTTAAACCACGTGGTTCATACACAGCAAATACACCGGCAACTACTACATCAAATGATGTAGCAGCTCAACCAGCAGACCGTGCAGTTGTTTCTGAGCATGTTGAAAGTGCTCCTGCGGCAGTTGATGTACCATTTGACACAGATGAAGTAGCAGTTAGTGCTCCTACAGCACCAATTGCAACTCCGGCAGCTGGCGGTCAACGTGCTGAAGACATCCTTGCAATGATTCGCAATCGTCAAAAGACATCTTAAGTAGATAATGCGTATGGGGGCGCAATGCCCCCTATTTCAATTAAAAGGACATTCTCATGGCAAAACCATTCGACATTAGTAAATTTAGAAAGTCAATTACCAAAAGTATTGAAGGCTTAGGTATTGGCTTTAACGATCCAACTGATTGGATTAGTACAGGTAATTACACATTAAACTACCTATTAAGCGGAGACTTTAACAAAGGCATCCCAATGGGTAAGGTAACTGTGTTTGCTGGTGAATCAGGCGCAGGTAAATCATTTATCTGCTCAGGTAATATTGTTAGACATGCACAAGAGCAAGGCATCTATGTTATCTTAATTGATACAGAAAACGCACTTGATGAAGCATGGCTACACGCATTAGGTGTAGATACAGACGAAAGCAAGTTACTTAAACTTAATATGGCTATGATTGATGATGTAGCTAAAGTTATCAGCGACTTTGTTAAAGAATACCGTACACTTCCGGAAGACGACCGTCCAAAAGTATTGTTTGTATTAGACAGCTTGGGTATGATGCTAACACCAACAGACGTTAATCAGTTTGAAGCAGGTGAAATGAAAGGTGATATGGGTCGTAAACCTAAAGCACTAACAGCACTTGTGCGTAACTGCGTAAACATGTTTGGTACATTAAACTTAGGCTTAGTGGCAACTAACCATACATACGCAAGCCAAGATATGTTTGACCCAGATGATAAAATATCAGGTGGTCAGGGCTTTATCTACGCTTCGAGTATTGTTGTAGCTATGCGCAAACTTAAACTTAAAACAGACGCTGATGGTAATAAGACAACAACAGTTAACGGTATACGTGCCGCTTGTAAGATTATGAAAACACGTTACGCTAAACCGTTTGAGTCAGTACAAGTAGAGATTCCATATGAAACCGGTATGAGTCCTTACTCAGGTATGGTAGATATGTTAGAAGCTAAAAACCTGCTTAAGAAAGAAGGTAATAGTTTAGTGTACACATTGTCCGACAGTACTGTCATTAAGAAATTTCGTAAAGCATGGGAACGCAACGAAGATGAATGTTTAGATAAAGTTATGAAAGAAATTTCATCTAATCTTCATTTGCTAAGTACAGAAGTTACTAAAGTTACAGATGACGTATCTGAAAACGAAGTACTTGAACAAGGAATTGAATAATGAGTATTGATGTGGAAATTTTAAGTGAAATGTGGCTTACTACTAAAGAATACATTTCGCAAAAAGATCGCCAAGCAGTAGCAGATCATGTAGTTAATGTTGTGGCAGACCATAGCATTACAGAAGCAGACCTGAAAAAGTTTGGTGGTACGGATGCCTACTTACGTCGCGCAGTAGAAGAATACTTGGGCGAGGAAGCTGAACCTGAAGATGACTACGATGACGAGTAAGTATGTGGTATAACAAAGTAGTACAAAATATTGGCACTTTACCTGACTTCATCGATTACTACACTACTGAACTAGATGTAGCTAAACGTGAAGTCAAGGTAAATGGTAATATTGAAAAAGGCCTGGCTACTTTACCTGGAGTTACAGAGCAACGTTTCAATCAATTACAAGAGATTGAAGCGGTGCTTAACTTTCTCAACATCAAACTTCGCAAAATTCGACAAGACCACTATAAAAAATATCTCGAAGCCTATGCACGTGCGCTGACTAGTCGCGATGCTGAAAAGTATGTCGACGGCGAAAGCGAAGTTATTGATATGGAAACTATCATTAACGAAGTTGCTCTACTGCGTAATAAATGGCTTGGTATTATGAAAGGGCTTGAAGCAAAATCATACATGATTGGGCATATTGTTAGACTGCGCACAGCAGGAATGGAAGATGCAACAGTTAACTAATCCGGTTGATGAGTTATTAGCACAGTGGGAAGAAGTTAAGTACCTTTCTTCACATATTGGTCCAACTGATAATATTGACATATTAGATTATATGCAACGCAAAAGTCAACTCATGCATTATTCACAAGAACTCCGCTACGCAAGATTAAGTAATGATGCTATAGGCGAAGCAGAATATACAGCAAAATTCATCGAAGCATACACTACTTTTAGCAAAGACTTTATTTTTAGGATATTAAAAAATGGCTAGACACGCACTTAAGGTACTAAATCAACTTAGGGAGTACGATAGCTTTCTTGATAGTCTGCATACAATTGTAGACATGGGCTGTGGATCCGGCGAAGACATTGCATGGTGGGCAACACTAGAATCACGCGATGATCCTCCTGTACCGTACAACTATAACTGTATAGCAGTCGATCGCGATGCAACAAAACTTGCGCAAATACCTAAACTTAAGAACATTCACACATACGAAAAAGATTTTAATAAACCGTGTTTACCTGTACAAGCTGATCTATTGTGGTCGCATGACAGCTTGCAATACAGTACTAATCCTATCGAAACGTTGCGAGTGTGGAACGAACAAATGAACGTCAATGCCATGTTGGTATTGAGTATTCCGCAACATAGTGGAGTTGCCGATAACAAATATTATAGTCGCACACACAGCGGGTGCTTTTATAATTTTACGCCAACTAGTTTAATCTACATGCTGGCAGTGAATGGATTCGATTGTAATGATGCGTATCTACTTAAGGCATTTAATGATCCGTGGATACACATAGCGGTATACAAATCAGATATTGCTCCGATGGATGCAAGTACAACATCATGGTTTGATCTTATCGATGCAGGACTATTAAATCTGACTGTGGTTAATTCTATTAATCAATATGGATATCTACGTCAAGAAGATATATTATATCCATGGTTAGATAAAGAAAACTACTTCGTTGACTACGTAAGTCAGTGGACTGAAATTCCAGAAGAAGCTACTCGAACTTTTGATGGTGTCATTAATATATCTACACCATCGGACAAACAGACAATCAAACAGGCAAACATAATTAAAGAAACCAAGATAGCCAAGCCAGTTGGCATTATGCGGCCACCAAAGAAAAAATATGATTAATCGAGTTGTACTTGTAACTGGGGGATTCGACCCCTTACATAGCGGCCATATAGAATATTTTAAAGCGGCTCGAGCATTAGGTAACATACTAGTCGTCGGAGTAAACAGCGATGCATGGGTAGCTCGTAAGAAAGGCCGAGCATTTATGCCAAGTACCGAACGTATTGCTATTATCGAAAACCTACAGATGGTTGATCATTGTATACTATTCGATGACAGTGATGGTAGTGCTATAGAAGCCATTAACAACGTTAAATTAATGTATCCTAACAGCCACATTGTATTTGCCAATGGTGGTGACAGGACCAAGGATAACATTCCCGAAATGAAATGTAAAGATGTAGAATTTGTCTTTGGTGTTGGCGGCAAAGAAAAGCGTAATAGTAGTAGTTGGATATTAGAGGAGTGGAAATCACCAAAAACTCTCCGAGAATGGGGCTATTATCGCGTATTACATGACGTTCCGGGTCTAAAAGTAAAGGAATTAACCATCAATCCTGGCAAGCAACTAAGTATGCAGAAACATTATAATAGATCTGAATTATGGTTTATAGCAGACGGTGAAGCAACTGTGGGTGAATATAGTCGTGTTTACCCAACTACTATCCAATCGCCGCATCTACCTAAACATTCAACACACCGAATACCAGAAGAACAATGGCATCAATTAGCTAACCCTTTCAATAAATCCTGTCGTATAATTGAAATACAATATGGCGACATTTGCGTTGAGGACGACATAGAACGTCAAGCATAAATACACTATAATTTAAGGCATTGACATGCGAGCAAGCGAATTTTTAAAAGAAGCAAAGCTAACCCCAGCTGAACTATTTGTGCCAAAGTATTTAGATTGGCGTCCAGCGGCGTTTTTACAAAAACTAAAAGATCGTACACCATTTGTAGATGCATTAGGTGCAGACGCTAATCAATATATACCTGCGGTAGGCGAATATCAACGACTAAAACCTATTGTTGATGCCGCAATACAGGCTAGATTACAAGATCCGCATGCTAAAATTCCAAGTATGGTATTAAATTTAGAAGGCGGTGGTTCTATTCCTGTAAGCCAATTAGAAAAAGCAGACCTACAAACTAGAAAAGGTCAAGCAAGCACACCAGTGAATGTACAACCAATAGGCATTGGTATTGCGGCTGATCCTATTCACCCTGCAGGTACTAAGCCTAAAGATCGTGTACCTGTAACTACAGCAGACGAAATTAAAAAAGCACTTGATGCAAACAAAGGTATTTCAGTAGGGGACTTGGCAAATATTATTCAAACTAATCAAATATTAGATCAAGCAGGTGCATTGGGCGCGGCTATTAAGAAAGCTGCATATGAAATTACACAAGGCATAACCCCTGATCTTAAAGAGTACGATGAAAAAACACAAAAAGTTATTGCAATTGATGCGGGCGAGTATTTGGGTATATTAGAAATGGCGCACGGCGTTGCTAATTTTCCTAAGAAAGATCAGTTCTTAGCATTCCTAAATGCTCCTGACTTAACTAACTTAACTATGATATTCCCAGGCGAACAAAATTCACAACTATCAGACAGTTACGGTGTGCAAAATGCGCAAACAGGACAAACAATTTTAATTAGTAGTAAAGGCGGCATTGGAAAATCAGCTGTAGGCGCGGCACCTGCTATAAGCGGATTAACAATATCTGACAGATTAACAAAAGATGCCAAGCCTGGCAGTGGTGTAGAATTTCTACAGTTGATACAAAATTCAATTACAATCAATCAGCCATTTGTTGCTTGGAATTTCTTGGCAAAATACTATCCGCAGGATGTTCCAGATATGTATAAGCAGGTATTGCCTTTTACAAATGAAGACATTTCAATTATCAATGCTAACATCAAAGGTAAAGCCCAGTTACCAGAGAAGTTTAATACAATATTACAAACTAGAACTATTACTGCAAGAGCTACACCGGGCGGAATCTTATTCTACTGTGCAGCCAAAGACTTAGTGGACTTTGTAAATAAGGCAGAGCCTATTCCAGATTTCAGACAGACCATTCTTGAAATATTAGACGAGAATTTTGTACAAATCTTTACTCGTGTAGTTGGCAAAAAACTTACAGCATCTGTGTTATGGCCAGGAAAAGTAGATGGCAACGTTCAACTCTGGACCAAAGCAGAAGCAGCAAGTCCTTCGTCGGCAGGATTAAGTTTTAAAGTTACAGATTAATTGTTGACAACGATCCTTGGTCGTGTTATAATAGTATTTTAATAACAACTTAGGTACATACTATGTCAAAAAAAATAGCGTCGGTTGAAAAATACAACATTGATAACTGTGATGCCGTATTTGGTGGTAATCGATTCCAGTTAATCTTAGCCGCAGGTGTACGTGGCCACGAAATTGCAAAAACACGTGTTATTGCCGCACGTAACGCAGGATCAACTACAGCACAACCTAAATATGAAAATCTTCCCACTGTGCAGGCACTACTAGATGTAGAAGCAGGTACCTGTGGTGTAGAATACTTAACTAAAGTCGGCAAACAAATTAGGCAATAATTTATTTGGGCCTTTAGCTCAGTTGGTTAGAGCGTCCGACTCATAATCGGAATGTCACTGGTTCAAGTCCAGTAAGGCCCACCAAACAACACTACCCCGGTGGTCCAAGGAATGGGCACCGTTCTTCTAAAGCGGCTTATATTGGTTTGAATCCAATCCGGGGTACCAATATTTAAATAAAGGAAATAAGATGTCAGATATAAATGAATACGATTATGAACAAGTAATGGCAGAATTTTTAGCCAACGGTGGTCAGATACAACAAATAGCTCGTGGTGTACAAAGTGAAACAGCAACAACTAACTTCTGGGGTGCACCAAAGAAAAAAGCCGCAGTTGAAGCAGTAACTGAACTTGGTGCTGCTGGTATTGACGTAATTGACGATTAAACTAGTATCGTAAAAATAAAA